CGAAGTTCTCTTAAAACTTCATTTATTGTAAAATAGATAAACATAATTTATTTATTTTTTCATGTTTTGTTAATATTAAAGAATCTAAAATTTCTCGAATCTCGCTATATGATAATGTAACAAATTTCACTATCAATTTGAGACATTTTATATATAATTATAGATATAATTTCATACCATTTATAAATCAATTTTTTTATATAAAAATTGAATTTTTAATTATATGACATATTAACAATTAAAGTATATAACACAGCCAAGAATGCCTCAATCCAAAATGAACAGTGTGATTATTTATTTGCATATTTTATTACCTTTTGTAATAGCTGACTGTTGGGATGAAAATAAATGTTTTTTTCTAATGCCAAGTGATGATATGACACATGCTATACGTATGTGGAATATATTACCATTATGTAATAAAGGAAATGGATATACTTTTGTGAATGGATCAACCACATATAAATTTGAAATTTGTGGTTCTATTGATCCCCGTGTTCCAAAATTGCCTGAATGTAATGAATATCCTTGTGAGGTACCAAGTCCACAAACTTTTACATATTGTAATCCAGATTATAATGAATGGCCATATACTGGAAGTTTATTGGCTTTTTTTGATCCATCTCCAGCAAAAACATGTAAATATGGACGTATCGATGGACAACAACCAAATTCGGGATGCCCAAATTTAGGCATTAGTGGTCAACAAAATTTACCAGATCTTTGTTGTACAGGTCAATGTGAAGTTCTAGCAGTTGGTAATTCAGCAATCAATTATAGATGGATTAATTATAATAATCTATCTTATGGAATCCGGTGGACAATGTACGGTAAGACAATTAATAATGGAGGAGAATTTGATTGTCCCATTGATCCAAATACTGGTATGCCAAAAATACGTACAACAGTTGTAAATCTACTTTGTTCAAATGGCAAAAAAGAAGATCCATTGGTTGTTAATTCTATATATGATAATGGAGATTGTTCAACTCGTGTTGAATTATCCCATCAAACTGGATGTGGTTATGAAGCCACATGTGATATATCTGATAAGTAATTTTAATTTATAAATCAATTTTTAATACCATAATATAATAACAAATAATTATGTTATGGTGTCGCGCTAGCACGAAGTGCTTTTTTATCAATATCCATTTTATATAAATTAATTTATTTTATTTATGTTCTCTTTTTTTAATGTATCTAATATTTTTTGTTTGTCTTCATTTGATAATGATTCAAATATTCCGGAGATACGTTTATATTTATATACAAATAATTCATCTGATTCATCTAATTTTTTAAATTCATTCGGATGATATGTTTTTAAATTATGAATTTCTACTAACAATGGTTGACAATTTTCAATTGAATTATTACAACTTTGTCCATCTTTATGATCAAATTCACATTTAAAATATTTATCATCAAAATAAATATTTGATTTACTACATCTATGTCTTGTTTTTTCTAATGATTGTTTCTTTACTTGCTCACTAAAATGTTCTCTATCACACTCTTTATTTTTTATTATTTGCGCTGTACCTTCACTGCATTTAAACTCATTTTCAAATTTTACTATTAACTTTGTTCTCTTATGTATCTTTGTATCTAGTTTTATTTGATTATTATATGGTTTTCTTTCAAATGCCGACGTATCATTATCTTTAAACAGTAATATATTTTTTATTGGTAAACCATGATCTATTGTATTTACAAAATTAATTTCAATATCATGGGTTGAATCTTTAACTGTAAATTTAGGTGGTTCTGGTTTACATTTATTGTCTAATTTTATCTTTATAATTTTTTCTTTACTAATTTGATTAATTATTCCAATAACTTTAAATTCATATTCACAATGTGGATTTAATCCTTTAATATCATATATATCATCTATATCATCATTAATTATTTTTCTTTCTTTATTATTATGAAGATATTTTATATTAATTTCATCAAAATCTCGAGTATTAATGTCAAATGTAATTTCTCCCCAATATGCATTTGTATTAACTTTCAATTCAGGATTTTTTAGTTTTGGTAATACTGGAGTCGGTGGAGTTTTTGGTTTTGATAATATAACTGGTTTTGTTGAGGATTTTTCAGGTAATATAACTGGTTTTGGGGAAGATTTTTCAGGATATCTTAATTTATATTCTTCTATTAAAATATTACCTGAAAAATTATCATTATTTTCTAAAAATTTTTTTATAATTGGTTTATAATTTGTCCAATCTTTTATACCTTCACCCTTATAATCTATTTTTCCTAAATATTTACCATAATCACCATATATATTATAATTTGAGATATTGTTCATTAATCTTTTCCATAATCTTTTTATAATATAAAATTTCATAGATTCTTTAAATGAATCCATTGTTGATAATCGTTTATTCATTTTAATTCCTAAATATTTTTCAGCAAATACCATATTATTTTCATCAATATCAATTGAAAATAAACTTGGGCCCCATTTCTAAATATTGAATTATTTACTTCAATACTTTCTGAAAATATTTGATATTTTCCATTGAAAAAATTAAAAATAATAGATCTTTTATCAGCTGCATCAAGAGTTTTATTACATAAATTCTCCCAAAATGTTTGCTCTAAAAAATAAAATTTACATATAAAATTACCAATAACTTCTTCTTTTTGTTTTGATTCATTAAAATTATCAATAAATTTTAATCCTGAGCCCGACGCCCATAAATATTGAGTTGATATTAAATTATCTTTTTTAATTTCATTTGCATAACAATTTTCTTCAAAATATTCTTTATTATTAAGTTTTATTAATTTTGTTTGAAATATTAATGGTTTAAAATTATTTTCAAATATATTAATCCATGTTCCTTCTTTCATTGATTTTTTATTTTTATAGAGCTTTACTTTATTAATTTCTTTTGATATTAATATTAATCTTTTCATAAACCTTTTATCATCAATCGTTAAGTCACATAAATTATTAAATGATTCAATAGACAATGACATTATAATCATTGTTCCTTGTTTTTTTAATATTGAATCATATAGTTTTATACTTCCTTCAGTAATTAACTCTTTATTAGAATTAATTATTGATTGAATATCACCTGATACATCTGTTTCAAAAAATTTAGTATCATCTATCTTTCTATAATCATTATCAACTTCTGAAATTTCATTTAAAATACCATAATGGTCTAATGAATTATATTTAATTGTCTTAATATTATTATTATTATTTTTCTTTGATAATATTAATACTTTATTAGGTTCAATAACTGATGTTGAACCAAGAAATCCAATATTTTTACATCCAATGGCAAAACTTTTACGTATAATTGAATTTCCCATTGCAAAGAATTGACTTAAATTATCACATCCTAATCCATCATCTAATATAATTAAGTAATGCTTATCTTTATTTGAAATAAATTCATAATTAATAATAGTTGCTTCTGCATCTAATGAATTATGAAATGTTTCATATATTATATCTTCTTCTGTAAATCCAGATGCTTTATTTCTATGTTCTGATACTGCATGTGAGAATGATCTATTCGTGTTAATTGACATTTTAAACGATTATATAACTATCTATTAATTAAAATCAATAAATGAAATATTCAATTTTTAATACCATAATATAATAACAAATAATTATGTTATGGTGTGGCGCTACCACGAAGTGCTTTTAAATATTAGTTTCTTCTTTCTTAGCACCAAATTTTTTTCTAAGACTAATTTGTGCTTTCTCTTTATTTTTTAGATTAGATTCTTTTATTACATTTCTAGCTTCTTCAATAGTAGGTTCATCTAATGCTTCCTTTTCTATTACTTGTTTTAATATTTCTTTTACTTTAGTTGTCTCTTTTGTTATTTTTATTGATTGGGTTTCTTCTTCTGATTCATCTTCTGATATTTCATCATGTTGATCATCAATTTCATTAGATACTGATTTTAATACCATATCAATTATCTTATTATTTTGTAATCTTTCATTTTCTTTCTTTAATGTTTCTATTAAATTATCGTAATATTCACATTCTTTGACAATGTGTTCTTGAATTTGTTTTGATGGAATTGGAATATTAATATTTGATAAATTAGCAACATTAAACATTTTTACTGTCGACCCAATAGACATATTTTCTAATTCTTTTCTAAAATTATCTGTTTTTAAATAATTTATAAAATATTTATTATTTATTTTAAAATTATTTAATCTAAATATACCACCATTAAATGTACTATTTTTATAATAATTATCTACTAATTGACAATCAAAATTATCTACAAAAGATGTCATTATAATATCTCCTTCTTTTAATAAACAGTTCTTACATAAATTATATCCATCTTTATTAATGAATAAAAAATCTTCATTATAATTAATATTTCTAGTACGAATAATTTTATAATCTGATTTATCTACTAAATAATCTTGCAGATTCATTTTTGCACCACATTTAATATCACATAAATCAGTTATAATTTTTTTATCCACATTCAAAGTATTACTCCAAATAATTCCCTTCTTAATCTTCTCATAATTTTTAATTAATTTATTATTTTCTTCAATTGTATCATAGATTGAATCTAATGCTTCTACGATTTGTTGTTGGAGGGAGAGGGGAGGAATGGGGATTTCTATATCATAATATGTTGTTTTACTAATCATTGGTATTGCAGTTGTTGTTATCAGTTTATTAATTTTTTCCTTATCATGTTTAAGATAATAATATACATATTTTAAATTATATAAATTTGAATTAATAATTTCTGATAAAAATACACTTGTACATATTGAAAATTTTTCATTTTGTGTAATAAAAATACTTTCATCAATTGTAGAACCTCTACTTCCATGAATTAAATATGATCCTTCATAATCAAATGTATTATGTGTCGATTCATCTTTAGAACAACTAAAAAATCTATATAATCCATTTTTTCTATCATTTGAACTGATAGTTTTGGTAGTAGATATATCCTTTAATATTTCTTTCAATTTCTTATATTCTAATCCTTCAATCTTTTCTTCCTCAATAATATTATATTTATTAACAAATAGAGAATAATCATTTTCGTTAATTTCTTCAATATCAACTTTTATAATTAATTCTTCAACTATTCCACCATTTGACATTTTAATTTTACAAAATTCTACTTCTTCTGTTTCTCCATCATTTACAAAGAAAAGAATACTTGATTTTACACCAGTATTTAAAAATAGTCCATCTTCTAATGATACTACTTTTTTTAAATTTAATTTTTCACATAAATATTTTCGTGTATCTTTATGAAGTTTAGCATCATTAAATAATACGCCATCTGGAACTACTACAGCACATCGTCCTCCTTTATTTAATGATAACATCATTAATTGTAAAAACAATGGTTCTCCCTTAGTGCCTCTAATTTTTAAATCTTTAATTCTATCACAACAATCAGCGTGAATTATATTTTTTAATCCAAATGGTTCATTTGCTAGAATAATATCAACTTTATCAATTACAGTTTTATTATCTTTATCTACAAGATAATCATTTTTTAATGAATCACATTGAACCATTGTTTTCTTAAAATCTTTACCAGTTTCTAATAAAACATTTAATAATGCTAAATTTTTTAAATTTTCATCAATATCAAATCCATATATATTATTTTTATTAGCATTCCAATTAATATTTTTATTATTTTCATTTAAATGTTTAATAGACATTGTTAAAAAACCACCTGTTCCCATTGAAGGATCTAAAATTTTTTCAATTTCACCATTTTCTTTAACTTTTGGATTGCATAATTTTACCATATATTCAATAACTAATCTATTTGTAAAATATTGTCCTAAATCTCTCATACCACTACCAGTGGATCCACTTCTAAGATGTAATTCATAAATAATACCAATAATATCAAAATTTTCTTCTAAGTTATTAATATTTAATGATTCTAATATTTTATAAATCTTTTCAAAATATTGAAGCGATTTTATTTTAAAATTTATTTGAGAAAATCCCAATTTTTGTTTTATTTGTTTAATTAAACATTCTTTATCTTTTAAGAAAAATTTATCAAATAATTTTTGATCATTAGTTAATAAATCTTTTTTTGTTTGTTCATCATATTTAAATTTTTCAAAAGCATATTGTTTTGGTATATTATATTCAACACATTTAGATTCAGATAATGAACTAAAGATTATAAATAATACACAATGATTAATAGATTCCATGCCAGTTATTCCCTCTGTTCTTAAGATGTTGCGAATTGAATCGATTGATTGCTCAAAATTGTTCATTTTTATATTTGACATATTATAGTATTTTATAATAATAATTCTTTAAATCAATTTTTTATAAAATAAAGTAAATATTTTATTATATAAACTAAATATTTTATTACAATAATAGTTTATTTTAAAATTATATACAAAACTTTTAAAATGTTTAATTTTAAAAAGTATAAACTAATCATAATATTCTTCATTATTCTCATCTGAGAAATAAATATCACTTAATTTAAAAGTAATAGAATTATAAAATCCATTTTCAATATATTTACGACTAATAAATTTAGAATCATTAAAACATTTTTGATCATAATCGTTACAAGATAAAATTTTCTTTTCTTTTAATTCATTTATTGTATAATGACTTTTAACTAATTCATCATAATCCTTTAAACAAAATTTAATCCAATTACCATTGTTAGGTTCAATATTTTGTTCTAATTCTGTATTAATATTTTTACAATATTCAATATATTTTTGTTTTGAATCAATTAATTCAAATTCATCATATCCATTATGTGAATATTTTCTTGGTTTAAAATTTTCATTTGTTGAAATAATTTTTTCTTTTACTAAATAACAACAGTTATGATCAATACTAAATTGTTTATCAATGCAATTTAAAGATTTACATATAGCTAATTCTAATATTTTATTACATATTTCTTCTGAAGACATTTCTCTATTTTCTAATTTAAGAATATATTTAATAGATTCCTTAATTGTTAATCCACAATTTAATATTTTTTTTCTTCTTTCATTCTCATTCTGAATTAATTTACTAATTCTAAAGGAATTCATTTTACTCTCTAATCCTAAATAATCATTCCAATTTTTCCATCCAAAACGGTTATATATAATATCTGCATCAATTGGTAAATCTTTAGATAATTCCTCTATTCTATTTTTATAATCTATATGATCATCAAATCTACCATTAACAAATTCTTTTGCTTGCTTATATGGTAAATATGATATTTCTCTCATTTGTTCAATAAAATTTAATTCGATATTAATATTATATTTAATATTCAATTCCTTTAATTCTTTTTCTGTATTTTCCGATTCAGAATTACCTTTAATTTTATTATATTCTTTAAAATATTCTTGAACATTTTCATCTATTTCAGAAATATTTCTTAATAATAATCTTAAATCATTTGTTTTTACATCATTTTTTAAGTCTTCTCCATCTATATATGGAATCATTATATATGCATTTTTATTTTCTAAGTATGTCAAACATCTAGAAAGTGATTGTGTAATATCAATATTTGAAGTTTTATTATCAATAAATATTACTCCATCACACTTTGGTATATCTACACCTTCTTGCAATACTTTTGCACTACACAATACACTATAATCATCTTTTTGAAAATCATTAATTATTTCATTACGTAATTTTTTATTATCACATCCAGAAATATATTCAGTATTTTTTAATATTTTTTCTTTATCAATATGTTTTAATATTTGACAGAAAAATTTACAATTAATGATGTATTCATGAAATGTAATAACATGTTTAATTTCATTTTTTCTAATACAATCAATCAATCCTTTAGCAAACATTATATAGCGATCTTTTAATTCTATTAATCTCTTTTTTTGATTTTCTTTTAACTTATTATCTTCAAAGAATTTTTCTATATCAAATTCAATTTCAATTGGTATAGCTTTGATAGTCATTATTTTATATGGACAAATACGATTAAGTTTTTTAGCGCCTATCGCACTAACTGATGCAATTGTTTTACCATAAATATTTTCATCATCCATACAATATATATTATCTTCATCATTATTATATATTTTTTTAGTAGCTGTTAGAAATAATTTTTGTTTTATATTAGAACTTTCAAGTAATAATTTAAATAATTTTATTTTTGGTGTATCATTATCTTCATTATTTTTTTCATCAAATTTTTCACCAGCTGTTCTATGTGCTTCATCATAAATACATATATCAAAATTATAATTTATAAGTTTTTCACTAGAGTGATATGTTGAAATAATAATACAATCATCATTATCATTATAAAAATTTAATATTTCTTCATCATTACTTAAACCTTCTTCACAAGATACTCTTTTAATTATTTTTTTATCCCAATATTTAATCCATGTATTATAGGTTTGATTAACTAAATATAATGATGGAACTAGAACTAATATTTTTCTATATTTCGTTTCATAATGACAAAATAAACTACTTAACATCGTTTTACCATATCTACAAAATAAATTCCAAATACCTTTATCCTTTTTATTAAAGTATATAATAGAACATAATATTACTTCGATTTGATCATCAATCATTTGATGACTCTTCAATTCAGTAATTAATGAATCATCATAATGTTCTAATATATAATTAATAACATTTTCATCTAAGTTAATTAGATCTTTAACAATATCTCTTTCCTTAATCTGTTCTATATATTTATTTAATAAATCATATTTTTTAATTCGAATATTTTGATAATAATTACTATGTTCAATATCAAATGATAAATTTTCAATATCTTTTTTAGTAATTATATGATTATCTTCATCAATAACTTCATATAATTTTTCCCATGTAATACCCATTTTATCAAAGTATTTTTCTAATACTTCTTGAGTTACTTTATTAACTTCGTAAAATTCTATTCCACCACTTCCTTTTAATCTAAATTCATCAAATTCATTTTTAATCATATTATCAATTTCATAACATGAATATAATTCAGGGTTTAAAATTTTATAATAACATTCGAGTGGAACTTTATCTGGATGTCCAGTTAAATATGGTTTCATTCTTGTTTTCATATTACATGTTGATCCAATCTTTCGTCCAATCTTATGAACTTCATTTGATAAATATCTACTTTGATTATTGTGATCAAACAACAAATATATATAATGATTTTCACCCATACTATTTTATTTATATATATATATTTATTTAAATGTAAATATAAGATAAATCAATTTTTATACCATAATATAATAACAAATAATTATGTTATGGTGTCGCGCTAGCACGAAGTGCTTTTATCAATATATTTACTTTAAATTTTGAACTTCCAAATCGTCTATTACATTCTTCTTATTTACCAAGGTCTTTTTAAATTCTTCCTTAGCTTCCTCTAGAATTTTTTGGTCTTTATCGCATTCTGCCCATTTATCAAACTCATATGTAATTATCTCTGTAGGGCGATCATCAATATAGAATAATGTCATACGTGGCTGACCTAGATGATTTGGACCAACCCATACACCATGTAACCCTGAAATTTCAACCATCCTTTTACTAATACGAACTGAACGTGACATTTTATTATAAATTAATTATAAATTATTACAAAATTTAAATTATTCAATTTTTAATTAATCAATTTTAATACCATAATAAATAATTATATTACGATAACACTTTATCAATTTGATTATTACATCTAGAACACAATAAATATAAATCATCTATTGATTTTTCTTTTTTAATATATCTTGCTTTAATACAACCCCATTGCAATTTCAAGTATTTATTTTCTGTATTAACACTATCTGAATAGTTATTTTTTTGTTCGTTACAACAATATATACGCCCGACATTTTTACCAAACACACATGTATATTGTTGCTTTACTAAAAGAGTTTTTACAAACTCAATACGTTCATATTTTGTCATTGTAATATTCATCTTGATCAAATGATTTGTTAATGTTTCCTGTAAGCGATCAACTTCAGTTTCAGGTATATCTGAATGCATTTTGTATAAAAATTATATCTATAATTCTATAGAATTTATAAATCAATTTTTTAATATTATTGTGTAATCAACTAAAATTCTATTTCTTACAATCTTTATACGGAGCACAACTTGATTTCATTGTAAATCCTTTAATTGGTTTAGTTAAACAACTCTTTTTTGAAAATCTTCTTTTCTCAATATTAAATTCTTTATTATCAGATTTTCTAACACATTTTTTATCTTTATTTG